TACAAGGAGTAGCACTAGCAGATAATGGAGATTTAAACACTGCATTTGGTACTGCAGTTGCACCTACAGCCAAAGCAATGAGTGGTACATCAAACGATTTAGCAGTAACAGCAGAAAGTGGAGCAGTAACAATAGCAGGCTCACCTAGTACAGATGAGTATGTATTTTTTCAAATATCAAGGGATGTATCTGCAGATGATTTAAATGCTGATGCAAAACTATTAGGGGTTAAAATATTCTTTACTACTGATGCTGCCAACGACGCATAATAGGAGCAATAGATGAAAGATTTTAAATTAGGAACCTTTCCAGTAAATCAACCAAAATCAACACGACCAAAAACTAGAAGTTTTGGCTATCAAGTTTTAGGTTTTGGTTCAGGTGGTCCAGTTTTTGGAGGTATTTGTGCTACTGGTGGTAACAGCACAGTTGATGTAGGAATTTATAAAGTACACGTATTTACAGGCAACGGAACTTTTACAGTTAATTCAGTTGGAGATGACGATAGCGCTTTACAATATGTAGTTGTGGCGGGAGGAGGCAGCGGCATGGGCGGCGGCGGAGGTGCCGGAGGTTATAGAACTTCTGTTGACTCAACTACAGTTACTGCAACTGCTCAAGCATATCCTATTGTTGTCGGAGCTGGTGGTACAGCTCAACAATGTACCAGTAATGACACAGGAACTAATGGTGCCGCATCAAGCGGATTAGGTATTTCTTCAGCAGGTGGTGGAAAATGTCCTGCTTTTAACGTTCCTACAAGAAATGGTCAAGCAGGAGGATCTGGTGGAGGAGGCTCGGGTTCACCCGCAGCATCGTCTGGTGGTGCTGGAAACACACCTCCAGTTAGTCCCTCACAAGGTAATCCGGGTGGAAATGGTGCTCATGGGCCACCCCCAGGAGGATTTAATAATACAGGTGCTGGTGGCGGAGCAAATGCTGCTGGATCTACTTTTGTTGGAGGACAAGGAAGAAATTCTCATACTCCTATTTTTGGATCTGCACCTCAACCATTTTATATTAGTAATCAACCTAGATGTCCTGTTCCAGGAGCGACTGATAGATTCGCTGGCGGTGGCGGAGGAGTTAGACAACAAGCAACAGCTTCACCCCCTGCATCAAGTTCTGGAGACGGTGGAGGAGGAGACGCTCAAGCTCAAAGTTCTCCATTCCCAGCGGTGGCTTCAGGTGTAGCAAACTCTGGCGGTGGCGGAGGAGGAACTATTGATACTAATTGTAGAAATGGAAATGGAGGAAGCGGTGTTGTACTTATAGCGTACAAAACAGCTGCTGCATAATTATTATGGCACACTTTGCAAAAATATCAGAGGAAAACGAAGTTTTATCTGTTGTGGTTGTTGACGATAAAGATTGTCAAGATGAAAACGGAGATGAACAAGAATCAATTGGTCAAGCATTTTTAGAAGCTAATAATAATTGGCCTGCTAATTTATGGATTAAAACTTCTTATTGGACTTTTTCTAATTCTCACTCAACTGGTGGAACTGCATTTAGAGGAAATTTTGCTGGCATAGGTGGAACATGGGATTCTGAAAATCAAATATTTTGGCCTTCAAAACCTTTTGCAAGCTGGGTAAAAAATATAGCAAAAGCTTCTTGGGAATCTCCTTTGGGAGCAAAACCCTCTATAACTTCAGAGCAACAATCTCAAATAGATGCAGAAACTCATTCACATGGTTATGTATGGGATGAAGACGCTTATCAAGCGGATAACAATACAGGTTGGATTTTAAATAGTATAACTTTTTAATGTTAGACCATACACTTGTTGTTAGAAAGTTTTTAAGTGATGAAGAGTGCAACTCTCTTATAGAAATTTATAATAAAAATAATAAAGTTATTGATAAAAACTGTGGATATAATTGTTGTTCAATAGACAATAATATTTTTAATAATAAATTAAATAATGTAGTAAAATTGTATACTGACAAGTTTCCTGAAATTTATTATACAAAAGATAAATGGTTTTTAAATGAACTTAGAGTAAAACATTTTAAACCAAAAAAATATTTTAAAGATTGGCATTCAGAACATGGAATTGAATCTCCATTAAGAATACTAGCAGTTCAAATTTATTTATCTGATCACAATTGTGGAACAAAATTTTTTAATGGAGAAACTATAAAATCAGAAAAAGGAAAATTAGCAGTTTGGCCTGCTTATTTTACACATACTCACAAGGGAGAACCTTGTCCTGATAACAAAGATAGGTATTTACTATCGTGGTATTATAGTTTTAACTTGAAAGAATAATAAAATTTAGTATATTATTTTACGTATGAAAGAGAGAAAAATAAATTATAATGTGTCTTTTTGGGGACCGCTTTTATTTAAAACAGTGTTATCAAATGAAGATGTTAAATCTTTATTATCAATATGTAACAAAAACACATCTCATCATAAAAGGCTAGCTGGAGTTATTAAAGAAGAATATACATTAAACAATGCATCCTTTGGAAATATTGTTAGACCTTATCTAGAAGTTTTTATGGAAGCTTATAATGAGTATTACAATATAAAACATTCTACTGATATATATATAAAACAATGTTGGGTAAATTATATGAAAGCAGGAGACAGTAACCCAACACATATTCACAATAATTGTAATTGGTCTAGTGTTTTATATTTAAATGTTCCAAAAAAAATAATAGACGAACAAAATAATTTTGAAGGCACTGGTGGAGGACCGGGTTCAATATCTTTTATATGTGGCCCACATAACGATAACTTTATAAATCAAAAAGACTTTAGACCAAGAACAGGAGATTTTTTTATTTTTCCTGCTACATTACCACACAATGTTCCTTCATATAAATCAAACTGCACAAGAATATCTTGTGCAGCAAACTTTACTTTACAAGAAGTATGAAGATAGCAGTATTAGGAACAGGTACAGTTGGTGTGATGTCCGTGTTGCATTTTTTAAGATATATGCCAAATTCAAAAGTGCATTGTATTTTTAATCCTAAAAAAGATATATTGGGTATTGGTGAAAGCAGCAACATACAATTACCTCAACTATTATGGGAAAGTGTTAATTACAATACTTTTGGTGATTCTGAAGAAATAGACTCAACAATTAAATTTGGAGTGTTGTATAAAAATTGGAGAGAAAATGATTTTATAAGTCCCATACTACCTAATCAATATGCAATGCATTTTAATAATTTTAATTTATCGAACTCAATGTTTAAAAGAGCAAAAAATAAATATGGAAAAAGATTTAAAATAATACATAAAAATGTAAAAAATTATCAACAATCCGAAAAAGAAGTAACAGTTTTATTTGATGAGAGCAGTGAAAAATATGATTATGTAATTGATTGTAGAGGTTATCCAGAAGACTATTCAGATTATCACATATGCAATACTCTTCCTTTAAATCGTTGTTTTGTAAATATGATTAAAGAACCTGGAAATTGGGCATACACATATCATCAAGCACATGAAAATGGTTGGATGTTTGGTATACCCTTGACAACTAGGCAGGGTTGGGGTTATTTATTTAATGATGAAATTACGACTGAAGAAGAGGCTATTAAAAACATTAATAAAATATTTAAGTCAAATCTAAAGAAAAAAGATTTACGAGATTTTAAATTTAAAGCTTATAGAGCAAATAAATTTTTAAATCATAGAGTAATTAGAAATGGTAATAGAGCTATATTTTATGAACCAATGGAAGCTTTATCAGGAACTTATTACGATAATGTTAATAGATTTTTTTATGATTACATTAATAAAAATATGACAGAAAACCAAGTGAATGAAAATTTACAATTAAAAGCAAAACAATATGAAAATTTTATATGTTATGTTTATTCTAACGGATCAAAGTATAACACGGATTTTTGGAAAAAAGTTAAGTCTCTTACAACAAAACATTTAGACATAAAAAATAATAAAATATGGAGCGATACTTTAACTAATATTGCTATAGATGAAGATAACATTTATATAACTTGGCCGTTTCATATTAAGTCTTGGCAATGTTTAATAGAGGGTTTTAAAAATGATTAAGAAAAAAATATTATCCGAAATAGATTTATATTATGGCTCAATAGATATGCCTAAATTTTTTGAGATAGATAGAGAAGATATTTTTTATAAAATGTTAAAACACCAAACTAGAGATTTAAAAGGTGTCCCTTTCACTAGAGAATGGGACAAACTTGTAACTTACGTTAGAGAGTTTATTCAACTAAAACATGATATTATAATTACAGAAAAAGATATTTTAGGAGATGTATATTTTCCACAACAATCAGAATCTTTTTTACAAGTAAATCCTGTGGATTTAAAACACTCTCCTGATTACGTTATGTTGTATGGAGTAAATGTTGGAAAAGATTCTTGTGAAATTTGTATTGATTATGATGATAATAGAAGAAAAGGTAGACAATGGATTATACCATTAAACAATAATGATTTTGTAATGTTTCCCGCTACTTTAAGATATCAAGTAAGTAAAAATACTTCGCAACAATTAAACTCTATTTTAACGGTAACTTATGAACTTGTTTAATTATTATTATTATTTTAAATCTGCTTTAACACCTCGTTTTTGTGATGAGTTAGTAAGATACGGTCTTGATCAAAAAGAAAGTATTGCTCTTACAGGAGGTTTTGAAAACAAAGATAATAAGCCACTAACTTCTGAAGAAGAAAAAGATTTAAAAAAAAAGAGAGATTCTAATATTGTTTGGTTAAATGATAATTGGATTTATAACGAAACAATGCCTTATGTCCACGAGGCAAATAAAAAAGCTGGTTGGAATTTTGAATGGAGTCGAGCTGAAAATTGTCAGTTTACAAAATATAAATTAAATCAATATTATGATTGGCATTGTGATAGTTGGGACAAACCTTATGATAAACCAAACACTGAAGATCACGGTAAAATTAGAAAATTATCTATGACATGTCAATTAGTAGATGGATCAGAATATGAAGGGGGTGAATTAGAATTTCAATGTAGAAATTTAGATGACCCTAACTCTACACAACTCTGCACAGAAATAATGCCAAAAGGATCTATTGTTGTGTTTCCTAGTTTTGTTTGGCATAGAGTTAAACCAGTAACATCAGGCACAAGATATAGTCTTGTGGTATGGCATTTAGGTGAACCTTTTAAATAATATGGAAAAGTTAAATTGTTTTTCTACTTCTATATGGCATGAACAAAATTTAAATTTTGTTGAGTTATTAAATAAAGTTTCTAATAAATATATAAAAGAAGCTAAAAATTTTGAAAAAAATAAACAACATAGAAAAGAATATGGGGATTTTGGAATATCTTATCACTCTAGAAATTTAGTTGAGGAACAAGATTTTATAGAGTTTAGAAATTATGTGGCTAATAAATCAGTTGAGTATTTATATGATCAAGGTGTTAAAACAGATAGGTATAATTATTTAATGACAGAATTATGGGTTCAAGAGTTTGGAAAAAAAGCAGGACATCACTCATCACACATACATGGTAATCAACATGTATCTGGTTTTTATTTTTTAAAATGTGGACCTGAAACTTCTTACCCTCTTTTTTATGACCCAAGAAATGGAGCGATGGCTACTAAATTAGATTTAAGAGAGCATGACCGTAATCAAATTTTTAATGACGACCCTGTAATTAATTTTAAACCTCAACCAGGTTCTTTAATTATATTTCCTGGTTATTTAAGACATGAGTTTGTTTTAGATCATGGTATTAAACCTTTTAGATTTATTCATTTTAATATTCAAGCTGTACCATCAGAGGTTTTTAAAAAATGAATTTTATAGAAGAGTATAATATTCCTAAAAATATTTGTAATAATTTTATTAATTATCATCAAAAAAATAAAGAATATAAATGTAAAGGTCCTTTTCTATCTTTACTACCAAAAAAATCTACAGACGTTTATTTTTTTAATAGTTCCAATACTTTTTTTATAAAAGATTTTTTTAAACATTTGTCAAAAGCTGTTCAACATTATTGTGATAAATATAATATATATTTTCCTATTAAAACTTCTATATGTAACAACATACAATATTATGAACCTGGTGAAGGAGTGCCAAATCTTCACTATGAAAAAGCTAATGGACCATCTATAAGAAGAGAATTAGTTTACATGTTATATTGTAATGATCTTAAAAATGGAGGAACTCATTTTCCTAATCAAAATAAAACTATTAAAGCCAAAATGGGTAAAATGTATATATGGCCAGCTTTTTTTACTCATCCACATCAAGGAGTAATATCTAAATCCGAAGAAAAATATATAGTAACTGGATGGTTTGAAGTAGAGGAAAAATCATGAGTTTTAAAAAAAATAAATATGTAGTTATTAAAAACGCTATAGAAAAAAATTTAGCTGAATTTTGTTATAATTATTTATTAGTAAAAAAACAAGTTTATGAAACTTGCAAAAAAACAAGATATATTTCTCCTTATGAAACATTATTAGGTGGTTACGAAACAAAAAAAGATCAAGTTGAAAATACGTATGCGACGTATGGAGATATAGCCTTAGATACTTTAATGTTAAGATCGTTACCCTTAATGGAAAAAGAAACTAAATTAAAATTAAACCCTGCTTATTCTTATGCTAGAGTTTATAAAAAAGGCGATATTTTAAAAAGACATAAAGATAGATTTAGTTGTGAAATATCTACTACTATAAATTTAGGTGGTGACTCTTGGCCTATATATGTTGAACCATCTGGTAAAAAAAATAAAAAAGGTATTTCAATAGATTTAAAACCAGGTGACATGTTAATTTATCGTGGTTGTGATTTAGAACATTGGAGAGAACCTTTTGAAGGAGATGAATGTGGACAAGTTTTTTTACATTATACAAACGCTAAAAAAGAACAGTTTTTTGATGGAAGACTTCACATAGGTTTACCGGGATGGTTTAAAAATAATGGTAAATAAATACAGTTATTGGTATTGGGATAAATTTTTTAATATAAAAGACTTAAAAGAAATAACAAAAATTTGTAATAATAATTTAATTAAAAGTATTGATAGTCCAGCTACTACAACTAAAACTTCTATTGTTAAATTTTGTGAATGGGGAAGCATTAAAAATAAATTAAATACTTTGTATGAAAATATTAAATGTATTAATACAGAATATTTTGGTTATAATTTATACGACTTAAATGAGTTTGATCGTATACATATAAATTCATACTTATATAAAAATAAAAGTCAGTACGATTGGCATCACGATGGATCAAAAAGCCACGTCTTTGATATTAAATTTACAATAATTATTAATACATCTTTAAATAAATATGAGGGCGGTAAGTTTTATCTTTTTGATAAAGGTCCTAGACATATAGAAATATTAGATAATCCAGGAAGTGTTTTAATGTTTAGATCTTATATAAATCATAAAGTAGAGCCAGTTATTAAAGGGACTAGAGATTCAATGGCTATCTTTGTAAAAGGTCCTAAATTTGTCTAATAATTTTAAACATGTATTTTTAGGCATTTATAAAATGCCGGCATGTCTAAATAAAAAAGAAGTTAGTAGTTTTATAAAACAAATAGACAAATTACCTTTTATGGAAGACCCTAGTAAACCAAGTTATCAAAAATGGTTTGATATGAAAGATACAATATTATTAAAATCATTTGTTCAAGGATGTAAACAATATTTAAATTATTTACCCAACAACTATAAAATATCAAGTTGGGTTCATGTAACAAATAATAAATGTATTAAAAAAACTGATGTATATCATGTCCATAACCCAAGTAGAGCTTACGCTTTATCTGGCATATTATATCTCAACATACCTAAAAAATCCTCACACACAAAATTTATGTGTGATAACAAAGAATTTTTACTACCCAAAAAACCTTATTGTTGGTTTATTTTTCCATCAAATTTACCACACATTCCAGGTATTAATGATGATAAACAAAAAAGATATTGCTTATCAGCAGATTTTTGGTTCTAATATAATGCTACAAAAATATAAAAAATCTTATATAGTGCTAAATTATGCTACAAAAAATAGGTTTTCAGCCAGGTATAAATAAACAAATCTCAGAGACTACAGCAGAAGGTCAGTGGGTAGATTGCGATAATGTTAGGTTTAGATACGGCTCACCTGAAAAAATAGGTGGTTGGAATCAATTAGGTAACGTTAATGAAAATGAATTAACGGGTGCAGGTCGTGGACTTCATCACTATGTTAATAGTTTAGGTAGAAGATACGCTATTATTGGCACAAATAGAATTTTATATGCATATTCAGGGGGTGTGTTTTATGACATACATCCTATTAAATCTACGACAACGCTTACAAGTGCATTTACCACGACTAACGGATCACCAACTGTTACAATAACTTTCTCAACAGGTCATAATATAAATCCACAAGACATTATTCTATTAGATAATTTTACTACAATTACAGGATCTAACTTTGGAGCTAGTG